GGGTATTCATTCAGCCCAATGTCCGGGTAAAGCTCCAACACATCTTTAAGGTAACTGGTAAACGTAGCCATTACGCGGCGTCCTCTCCTGCATCAGTGGCGGGCACTGGCTCGGGCTCGGGTTCTTTGAAATAATCAACAGACACGTTGAGTCCAAACATGTCGTTGATTTGTTTTGCGGCGCGTTGGCGGGAGTTGAGGGCTACGTTTTTCATGGCGTCTACTTGTTCATCGTTCGCACCAACCTCAGAGGATACGAGTCTTTCTTTTTTGTCTTGGTTGGCGTGGTTGATTCCCAACAGCCCCATGCATTCATTCCATAGCCGGGTTCGGGCTGTTTGCAGGTCGGAGAGGTAGCCGGAGGGAACACCCAAATCCAGAACATCCACGTCATCCAGGTTGAGAGTATCCGACACATAGATAACACCCTGGCCTTCCTCGTGCATGCGGTTGAGGTTCGACATGGTAAGCCGCTGATTTTCCTTGGCTTTCACGATTTTGGGCTGGCGCATGTTGTCGCCGGTAATTTCGATGGTCCTATCGAATTTGGCGATTTTCATGGCGTACATTTCCACCACGTCCGTTTCCGGGGTGCGGAGGTAGTTCGCGTAAATCGGTACAGCCTTTTTCACTGACAGTTCCAGTGGCTGACGGTTTGAACCGATGACGGTGAAGGATGTGGGTTCGTCAAACGCGTTCATGTATCCGACGTTTGCGCCCTGCGCGACAACGTCCTGGCCGGTTAGTTTGTCGTGGTAGTAGACGCACATTCCCCGGTAAAAGATTTCCAGTTCCAGGAAACGCGGGTTCACGGAATCGGGGAGACCCTTCCATTCAAAACGGTTCATGCACATTTCCGAAATGACGCGACTGAGCATCATTTCAGTAAATGCCTGCTGATCCTTCACAGGGTTCCGCTGGCGTTTACCCGCGTTCAAATGCGGATTATAGAAGTTCGTGAGAACAAGATCAGTACGTCCCATTTACAGGATCACACCTTCCAAGGGGGCGTTGTCCCCTATGTCAATGGTGCCGATATCGGCGGGATTCGCCCACACGGTCACACCCTTTTCAAAAATACCCCGAATTGCCTGCTTAAACATTTCCGGGCATTCAGCCGCCGTAATGTACGTTTCCCGTACTTTCCAGTACGTGAACTTTTCCATTACTTGCAGACTGTCCGGCATTTTACCGAACCTGTTTACAGCATAACCATAGCGTAGCCAGTATTCACCATTCGCCGCCATAGCGGACGGCTGAATCATTTTCAGCTTCAGATCATAACCCCACTTATACGTTGCCAGGTTGAACGCGTCCCCGCCCATCTGCCCGCTCGTGGTGGGCTGAATCAACCGGGCATCCTGCACTTTCGCGTTAATCCCTGCAATGGCATTCTGATAATCACCTTGCGCCGCGAAATCCCCATAAGTTTTGTTGGTGTCCCGCGTGAAGCCTGAGAGTTCATTCTGTGAACGGTTCACACCTGCTGAGAGGGTGTTGCCGATTCCGGTTGACTGGTTCCGCTGGTTCGCCTCGATAGCTACGGAAGCTGCGGTTCCCGCCGCGTTCATCGCAACACCCGCCGCCATGCCAGCCGGTCCCGCTACGGCCCCGTTCATGCCCGCCTGTAGCCCTCCGGTGAGGACGTTTTGTGCGCCCCGGTACACAGACGTTTGGTTGGCAAGATTGGCCTGCTGGTTGGCCGCGTTGATGCCCTGCTGATTAACACCCTGGGAGGTAGCAATACCCGCCGTCGCCTGCGCTGCGGCTACTTCATTACCCTGCATGGCCCGCTGCTGTGACCAGTCCGCGCTCTGATGCTGATAGGCGATGCCGTGGGCGTTGGACGCCATGAACGACATGTAGCCGTTGTTCACGAGTGAGAACGTGGGGAAGTTGAAAATTCCGGTAGCGAAGTCGTAGAACTCGCCGCCGTCATTGAACACCCCGTAAGCATCCGTTACCGGGTCAACACCGGGCGATGCCGCGTTATACCGATACGGGTAGAACAGGAGACGCGGGCCGGGCTCCGCAAAGTGCGGAACCTCCACCACGGACGCGTGCGGATCATTCCAGGACTCCGGCTTAATCACCAACGGGGTGCCCGTGTACGCCGTCATCTCGATAGCGCAATACGGGTACGTAAGGAACTTCTTAAGATGCGAATACCTGCCCTCGTGGCCCAATACGACGTCGTTGCGCCAGTTGGTCGCCATCTGAACTTTACGGCTGCTCAATGATCCGGCGTTGACTGAATGCATGCTAACCCCGGCAATGGTAACAGGGCTGGTGTTCATTTGGTAAAAGTCAATGGACGGAATCGCCGCAATACGGATCACACCCTGAGTAATCCACGGCTTATCAGAAAACGCCGTCAAGAATGCGCGGAAATTATTGAGGGTATCGAAAATGTAGGTCTCGGCCCCGTTGGGAAGATTCTCCAACAGGGAACCGTCGGAAGAATTCAGTTTCGGATCAGACAAGGTGCCGGGGTCAACATCCAGCTTCACGGTGGAAGTAACCATGATGGAGTATGCGTTGGTGTCGGCGGAGACGTTGCGGGCGGTTGCCAGGGTTGTGGACCATTGGTCGATGATTTGGTATTCGCCGCCGACGTCGAGTCCTTCGGGGATGGTGAGGAATTCGCGTCCGAAGTCGTTGAACTGGTTCTCGTTGGCAATGCCGATATGGCCGCGCTCGATATAGCAGTTCCCAAAGGAGATGCCGTAGCCGAATGTTTGGAATACGTCGAGTTGGACCATGAAGCGTGTGGTGTTGGGGTTGACGTATTCGGGTGCGCCGATGAAGTAGTAGAATGCGCGGTCGGTGTCGCCGTCGATGGGTTGGGCGGGGTTGAACGCCCGCAAATAGTTGTACCGCTGCGCGACGTTGAACGGGATGTTCAACGCAATGGGCTGGCCGAAACGGGCGTAGGTGGCGTTTTGGATGGTGATTTGCGGGCCGGAATCATTCAACAACCAATCATCCAACGCGGCAGGGTTCTCGAACCGTACCACGTCGCGATAATCCGAATTCCACGGCACCGTGTGGAGGGATATGCGGGTGCGTGCACCCCACAAAGAGTAGTTAAAGTCGAGTCCGTGGGTGCGGGTTTGCGGTAGTTCTTCAATGGCGTTCATAGGGCCAACCTTACAGTCTGTTTAGCGGGAGGTTTTTCATAGCCTACCCTGTATTCAAATGGGCTGTCCGGCCTCCGGACAAAAGAAAAGACCCTCACCATAAGGTGAGGGTCTTTGCGGAAGATCAGGATACGAGTACGGCGATTGCTTCCGCTAGGGTGTGGGGTTTGGTGGACTTGTCCAGTTCAACGCGGAGTGTTTCGCCGATAATGTAGATATCTACGCGGTGGCCGTTGATGATTGCAAGGCCCCGTTTCATGGGGTTTCCTGCGGAGTCGGGGCCGGTGTACGGGGCGTGGAGTACGTCATCTACTTTTGCCATGAGCTTGTTGACGATTTCGATCTGTTCCATTTTGACTCCTACGTTGTGGCGTTCCTGCGTTCTGTAATTATTATTGCATGACGCGTGAACGGATGCAACAAGAAAGCCCCTCCGCTTTACGCGGAGGGGCTTTCTTGTCAGGAGCGCCACAGCCCCGGAGCTAGCCTGTCATGGGGATCAGACTAGTTCACGGTAACAGTGTACACGGGATCGCCGGGTGCGCTGTTCGCGGTGACGGTGAACACGTCGCCAGCGGCGTTGAGTTCAATGAGAACGTCGCCGGTGTCAGGGCCAGTGACCACGATTTCATCCAGGGTGGTCGTGCCGCCCGGAACGACAACGGTGTAGGCGGTGGTGCCGGGTGCGAACGTCGGGCTAACCGCGACGCCCTCAACCGTGATGCCCGTGACCGTCTGGGACGCGTCGCCCGCAATCGGCCACGATACGGTGGAGTCGCCCGAGACGGTGAGCGTCTTGACAGCGGACTTGACGCCATCCTTCTGCAAGCCCTTCGGATCGGTCCAGGTAGCAATCGCCTGCACACTGAGCGACGTTGCGCCCTCGTCGCCGCCGACGTGCAGGACGCCGGTCATGCTGATCCATGTACGCTGCGACGTGTTGCCGGTGAGGGTGTAGCGGACGGCGTTGTTGTCGCCGCCTGCCGGGGTGGTGGTGGCTTCCGCGTACAGGCTGTACAGTTCGCCGCGCTGAACGTCGGTCACAACATCCCCGGCACGGTTGGTTACGGCAACAGCGGTCACGGAGGTGACGGGGGTCTGAATCACGGGCTGGTCGTCTCCCCTATGGCTGGTGAACATGACAGCCGGAACAAACCGGCTGGCGGAAATGAGGCCGTGGTGGTGGAGCCACGTATTCGTGTGCAGCGCCGACGGGTTCCAGAGCGTTTCGGTGCGGAACACCGTGTCGGCCACGACAAAGAAATCCTTTGTCGTGAGAATGGCCTGGCACCCGTCGATCCCGAACCGTTCCTGCGGAATCGTCACGGTGCGCTCGTTGATGCGCGCCTTGTCGATGTTGAACGCACCGGCCAGGGCTTCAACGTCGATCGCGGCGGCGAACTCCGGCGACTGGAACAAGTACAGGTCATCCGGGTTGGCATGGGACATCATGCCCGCCGCGTTGTATTTGGTGGAGAGGAAGGGCAGCGTTTCGGTAATGGCGCGGATGGTGCGGAGCGCACGGCGCGCGTCCGTACCGTCGGAATCCATGTCGATCACGTCGGGAATCTGTACCTTGTAGAATCCGCCGTTGGCCTCATACTCAGCGAAAAGCTGGGTCATGAGCAGGAATTCATCCAGGTTGTCAGACGTGGATGGTGCGGCCATTTCCGCCGCAATCAGCGACTGCAACCCGTTGGGGGTGTCGAACGCGGGGCCGGTCAGGACGTTGTTGATGGTGATCTTGTACTTGTCGCGCCGGTTGGTGCGGTGGAAGTTGTTCTCTACATAGACCTTGGACGTGCCGAAAAGTTCCTTTTCGAGCTCTTCGCGGTCCGGGTCGTAGGTGGTGGCCTTGATGATGCCGACGGCGATTTCCTCGATGGTGTCACCACGGGTGAGCATGCCGCGTTTGAACGGGGCCATGGGGTTCGTCCAGGAGGTGTTGCGGATGATCTGCAACCCCACCTTGTTGATCAGCAGGGAGTGAAATTCGTTGGCCTGGGGCTGGTAGGTGTCGAGCGCCTTAATGGTCGCCTGAATTTTGCCCTTTGTCGCGGCGGGAATGCGGTCCTGGTAATCCGGGGACGCATTCTTGCGAATGTAGTTCAGCATCTGCCAATTCTCAGTTGGCTTAAGGGGCCGTACGTCGAGTGCCATTATGAAATTGTTTCCTTTACCTAGTTACCGAAAATGTCGTCATCGTCAGGCTCAATGTCGCCGGAATCGTCGTCGTCATCTTCCCCAGCCGGTTTCGGCGCGGGTGTTGCCTGTAGCATATCCCAATTCGCCGCCTTTAGTTTGATCGCCTCAGCCTCCCTTTCAGCAATAACGGCGTCGCGGGCGCTAATGCGCGATTCCCTTTCCGCGACGGCGGCTTTGGACAGGTCCAAATCCCTGTCGTATTCCGCCGTCACGTCGTCAACGAAATTCTCGGGCAGGAGGGCCGTCTGTTCCGGCGTGAGTGCGGCCAGGAGGTCATGAATACGGGCCATGGTGGTGTGCTCCTAAAAGTGTGGGGTTAAGGCGAAAACCCACCCCATCCAGGGGACGGGGCGGGTTTTCTATTCGGGCTAACAGGAAAATGGTTTGTAGTGTGCTAACACCACCCTACCGTGCGCCGGTTTCAGCCGGAGCTATCGCACGGTGGACAAAACATTTTCAACCGGTCAGCCACGTTCCTA